ACCATTTCACCTTGTCTGCCCAATATGCGGCACTCATTTTTCCTTTGGATATATTACTTGCATGTCTTGCTTTGAAAGACTTCCTACGTGCTGCATATGATGCAGACTCTCCTGCTTTTCTAGGTGAGCCAGAAACGCCTTGTTGTCCAAAACGTATGGTTTTTACCTGGCTACCTACCTTAGCCACAACAACGTGTGACTTAGTAGGGTGACTTGGAGTTTTCTTTGGCTTGTTGTAGCCAGATACTCCAGCCCGTGTTAATCTTGAGTCTTTCAATTCTTTTCACTTACCCTTTGCCTTTATTAACTTGGCTGTCTTGTCATCATAACGACGACCCTGGAGCAATGCTCCAAGCATCTGACCAAGCGCTGAATCTTCTTGCTTACGAGCAGCACTTGCTTGGGCTCTGTAATACTCGCGCCCTTTACCGCCATCAGCCATAACGTTTGGTGGGTATGAACTTCCCTTAGAGGAATTCATTCCAGTTTTATTTCTAGCGTTCTTGTACTGCTTGGCTTCCTTCATTAAATTTTCTAGATATGATGCCATGATTACATGCCCTTCTTGCGAACCATTGAACGCTTGGCTGTCTTCTTAGTAGTCTTCTTACCGTATTCAATCATACGCTCTACTTTGCCTTCTTTTTTCTCATGCTTCTTAGCAGCCTTCTTGGCAGCCTTAATTCCTGCTGCTGTGTAAGGAAACTTCTTACCCTCTACTACTGGCATTATACTTGTCCAATCTCTTTCATAACTTCGGCGGTTTTTTTGTTAATCTGATGTGCTTTAGGCATTGTCTCTGAATTGTAGGCTTTACCTAATGTTACTGATGCAGCGTAGGCTGCTTCAACATGAGCACGTGATGTGCCTCCTGGTTGAATCCCTTGAGCCTTGGCATCTCGATATGCTTGCAACTCTGAGTTCCATTTCTTATCCGAAATGTCTCTGGTTGCATCTCCTGTACCAAGTTCAAGTGTGGATGCCTTGCATCCGAAACAGCCCTCTACATATTGGGCATGTGTCTGTATTTGATGTAGTCCCATTTCATCTCCTACTGTGCTGTAAAGTTTGCTTCTGTAACGTCAATGTCAGCAAGAATAAGCGCTGCCTTTGTTGCGTCATCTACCGTGTGCTCGTACCCACCGCGATATACTTCTTCGTATTCAGTTAGGTCTTCATCTACTGGATAGCGAGTTTGAAAGTACTCTCCATCAAGTTTGATGATTGTGATTCCTTTGCGTAAGTTTGCAAAGTAAAACAATCGATGTCCGCCAGATGGACCTTCTAGTACGTATGGTGGTGTGAATGTCCAGTTTGCCATGATTCTCCTTCTAGTGGATTTACTGTCAAGCAGGGAGATTGCTCCCCCTGCTCAACCGTCAATCAACTATGCGATTGATGAACCTGATTCGATTCGGTATAGTGCTTCTTCGCGGTAGCGAGCAAAGCCGAGTACGCCGTACCAACCCATTGGGCGGTGACGCATCAACTTGTCAACGACTGGTCCGATGACTACATGTGGCTCTTCAGCAACTGCTTCTGCAAGCGCTTGCTGTCCAGCAATGATTGTGCGGTAGTTACGAGCAGATGATGCTCCGTCTGTTGCGTTGTATAGACGTGGTGACTCTACGAAGTATGCACCTTCGTATGTACCAATCTCGCCTGCCCAGATGCGGTCCTGTGATGAACCGTACTGGTTAGGAAGTAGCCATCCAGCAGAACCTGTCTCAGCACGAAGGTCGTGTGAAACTTCTGGGTGTAGGCCAGCCCAGTATAGTGAGCCCTTGCGAGCAACTGCCTTACCTGAACGCAACTTCGCAACAGCCTTGCGGATGTTAGCAGAAGATAGTGTTGCAGCAGCGGTAACTGTTGCTGTTGATGTTGCAGTCGCGCCTGCGTAGATTACGTTTGAACCGCCGCGCAATGTTGTCATTGCTACTGCGTCGATTGAATCTGCAAGGTTGAATGCGATGATGTTAGCAATTGCTGGGTCTACATCAGCGAGGCTGAATAGTTCCAAAGCACGTGTTACAAGAACAGAGTTACCGTACTCGTTAAGAGTAATTGTAACTGATGTTGGTGTAGACATTGCTACTGCATCTGGGTCAACTGCTTCTGATAGAGCAGTTGTTGTTGGTGATAGGTCAACGTAGCGTTGTAGAACAACTGTTGAACCTGGAATGCTTTGCTTAGCAGGACGCTTATCTGCGACTGAACGAATTAGTGGCTCTGAACGTAGAGCGAATTCAAGAAGTCGGTCATAAGCCTTCTGTACTAAACCAGCAGAACCAACTGTACCGCCGAGAGAGGCGGAGTCTGTTGATACATATGCGTTAGCCATATAGGTTATTTCCTTTTTTAGTAGTTAGAAACTATGATTAGTTTTGTGAACCGTAAATCATGTTGATGATTTCTTCCGCAGATTCTGCGTTGTCTAATCTCATCGACATATCTTCGGCTCTGTCAGGTGTTGTTGCACCCTGAGTAACCAAGTCTTGCTGACGTAATGTCGCACGATTTTGGCTGTTTACTTCGGGCGCATCCTGTCGCGTTTGCAGTCCGAACAAGTCTGCGTTATCATCGAGCCAGTTATTAACCGACTCCTCGTTAACGTCATCCAAGTCCTTTAGGACTAAGCGAATTGCTTTAGGATTGACACCTTTCTTTTCTAGGGTTTCTTTGACGATTCTCTCACGCTGTCCTTTGGACAAAGTCTCGAGTTGCTCTGTGAGTTCCTTAATACGCTTTTCGTCTGCACGCTTGGCTTTACGCAACTTCTTTAAGAGGTCGCTTCCGTCCATTGGTGCATCCATTTCGGTATCTAGTTCGTCGTCTTCGTCATCCCAGTAGTTGTTGCTCATAGCAACCACCCTTCTATTCGTTGTAGTCGCAAGCCTCAATTGCTAGTCGGGGAACTAGGTTGGCTCTTGCTATCGGTCTATTACGCTGACGGGGCCGATGGGTCCGTTCAGGATTCTATTTAGATTAAGCCTTGTGCTCGGCTTTGTGATGCTAGTCGTCCAGATGTTCCACCGAACCTAGCATATTCTTCTTCTTTAATCTTGCGAATCTTTTCATCTGCAGCAGCGCTGCCAGCAAACTGTGAAGCAATTGCTTCCTGTTGCGTAAAGTCAATATTGCTCATACGACCAAGTTGCTGTCCACGTTCTAGTTGCTTAACTTTGCCAAACTTACCAAGAGATGTTGTGTAATCAGCACCCATTGCTGCAAGGTCTGCACCTTCTGCTAGACTAATTGAAACACCTTGTGATTTAGCAGCAGATAGTTGCTCAACGCTCTTAACCTTCTTAGTTAGTTCAAGAACGCCTTCTTTACCAGTTAGCAATGCCTTGGCGATAGATGTTCTGTCTGCTCCAGGGAAGTATGTCTTTAGGTCAGTCTTGAGTACATCTGGTGCGTTGTCAATTGCACTAAATACATCTGTAATCAACGCTGTTGCTTCTGCTACAGACTTATTGGCCTTACCAAGAATCTGTGAAGCAATATCTTGAGTTGCTAATTCGCTTAGACCAACAGCACGAAACACATCACCAAGTTGCTGTTCTGACTTGACATACTCTGCAATGGTTGGAACGTATACTGTTTCACCAGCATTAAGTCTGTCTTGCAGGTCAAAGATTGCGCTAAAGCGTGTATAAAATTTAGTTGCCTTGCCTAGTTTCTTTGCTTCACGCAATGCTAGGTTCATTGATTCTTCAACGCTTGAACCAGTATTAATAAATCCCTGAGCGAGTTCTCGTATCTCGTCAACCCAAGGTTGGCTTGCTTCAAGTTCTCCAACTAGCAAAGCCATAGTGTTTGCAAATGTGTTCTTAGCAAGAGTTACTGTTGGGGCATTAATATCGCCACCACCTGAGCCAGCGACTACTGGGATAGGACCTTCTTCTCCATCGAACTCTCCACCGTTGCCATCAGCGTATACTGGAATGCGAGTTTTGCCGTCGCTTCCTGGCTTGTAGCGCAAGATTGTTCCAACTTTAGGAAATCCCGTAGGGGTATCTACTTTTTTTGGAGGAGTGCCACTAGATGTCATTTGAGTTCTTGACATCTCATCTAGTTGACTCCATGTTGGACCAGCAATTGGGAATACACCAGAATTTGTAACTGGAGCCTTAGGAGTCGTTGCCTTCTTTGCTGCCGCTGCTTTAGCCGCTGCTGCTTTCTTTGCCGCTGCAGCCTTGGCTGCTGCTGCTGCCTTTGCTGCTGCTCCTGCTGCTGTTGCTTGTGCGCGTGCTTCGTCTGCTGACTTTGCTACCATTATAGTCCAAATCCTAACGCCTTGGCAAGTGATGTTGCTGAATCACGTGCTTCGTTATTTGCTTGTTGGGTTTTCTGATACTCTGGCAACTGCTTAGTCTTAAGTAGTAAGTCATAGTATGATGGCGCTACACCCTTACCGTCTGCACCAGCAGAGCGTGTGTATGCTAGAACAACTGGATGGTCCATGTTAATTGTGCCAGGGTCAACCTCTAGTGTCTTTGCAACCATACCGATAATAGGAGAAGCAATATCATATGTTGTTAGAGTTGGGTCGTTAGCAAATCTTTCTGAGAACTGTGGATACTCAATAGCAGCCTTTTTTTGCAGTTCTACTGTATAATCAGCAAGCGTCTTCTTGCCCATAGCAATTAACTTTGCTGCAGCCTTTGTCTCTGCGTCAGATACTCCCATAAGTTGGAACTTGTCGACAAGCCCTCGAACCTGAGATAGAATCGCAAGGTTCTTTGCTGCAAGTGTCTTATCGTCCGCAAAACTAATCTTATTCCATACCCAGTCCGAAGCGAACTCTGATGGCTTAAAGAATGATGGGTACTCTGTCTTGGCGACGCTTTCTGCTGTTCTGGTAACTGCATCTGTTGTAGTACCAGGAGTTACCTTTGATGCAGTAGATGTAATTACTTTCTCGATTTGAAGTGCTTGTTCAGCATCAAATGCTTGCATAAAGGCCGTAACATCTGCAGAAGAGAACTTGCCCATGTAGCCATTTGCTTCTGCAGCGGTTTCCATAAGAGCACGCGCTGATGCTGCAGTTAACTTGGTCTTAACTGTTGATACGCCAGTACCAGCCTTTGGACCACTACTATCAATAGCATTTACTTTACCAAGTAGGTAATCTCTATACGCAATAGTCTCTGCGCCCTCAAGTTTACCGTTTCCGTCGACGTCAAACTGCACTTGGTCTGCTGGAAGAGCCATATTAGTTAACCGCCTTTAGTGTATCATTTTCAAAGTATCGTTCAATAATTGTTTTCAAGTTGCCGTCCCATTGACCGACACTTGCTTGAATCCATGTATTGTATGAATCTCTAAGTTGAGACTTACGTGGGTCGTAGTCTGGCAATGCTTGATATATCTCCGAGAACATAGCGCGAGAATCCATGAATGTTTTTACATCTTTCCAGAACTGACCAGTGCCGCTCTTTGTCATGAATTTATTATCGTTAATGATTTCAGAGAATGCGCGAGCATACTTATAAGAAGTATCTCCGCTTTCTGCAAGATTCCATTGGTCGTACCAAGCCTGGCTTTGGTCTTTGAACACAGTAAGAGCAAGGTTATCTAATACGGCTTTAAGTTCTGGGTGAGCGCGTAGTGTCTTGCCATCAGTAATCTTAGCCTCAAGAGCCTTCTTGGTATCCATGTACTGATTCCAAGTACGCTGCTTGATGCGCTCAGTCTCAATCTCTTTTGGAGTCATCTTAAGTTCATTAAGATTCTTGCTCGTCCCAGGAAGTGTCTTCTTTGGGTCAGCAAGCAGAGAAAGAATGTTGTTTGACTGCTTTGATGGGTCGTAATCCAAATCAGCAGTAAGTAAGCCAACAAGACCAATTTCGCCTGGTTCAATGTTCGCAAGTCTACCAACTAGGTCATCGTTATCTTCGAATACGCGTGCGTATGATTCATATGTTGCTGGAAGATTTAAGTTCTTAGATGAGCCAGTAAATGATACTCTGTCAACCATAAAACGTGGGCCAAGTAGAGAAATCATTTCATCACCAGCAGCATCACGTGCTTCCTGGTTAGACATATTAGGATTTACAGCCTTGTTCTTCTCTATTAACTTATAGTATAATGTAGATGTAAGACCCATTGGGTTAGTCTCAACCTTGTATGGAAGACCAGCGTATGGAGATGCAAATGAAGAGAAAAACTTGTGAACCCAAAGAGTTCTTACTTCTTCTCGAATTTGTTCATCTGATGGCATGTCTTCTTCAACACCCATCTCAACCAACATTGCATGATAGTTGTAGACAGACTTCCAAGAACCTAGGTAATCCTTCTGTCCTTCTGGTCCAATAAATCCGTTGATAGCAGCATTTAACCATGCTGGCCTAAATGCGGCTACAACAGATGTTGGTGCACCATATGGGTAGTATACCTTGTAGTAGTTAACCCCATTAACCGTCATGAATTTTTCAATATCATCTTCAAATTGTGGGAAGTTCTTCATTATATAGCCCATAGAAAGGCTAGTAATGAATGAAGGTCCTGGTCGGTTCAAAAGGAATCCAAGTGACTGTGCACTTAGTTTTGCACCGTCTTGGCCAGAGCCTGGCAAGAATTTAAGTTCTTTGCTTCCTGGAACAATTAGGTGTGTAATCTTATTAATATCATCTGTTGGATTACCATTTTCATCCACACCAAATGTCATGTATGCTCTGCCGTAGTTAGAAAGAACACCTGTTGCACGAACAGGATTCTTAGCCGCAAGGCGACCATAACGCAAGAATGCACTAATGTTAGCAGTAGGGAATGCCATGATTCCGCGCAAAGAGTTAAGGAAACGATTTGGGTTATTAATCGTGTAAAGAACCTTTTCCATGTTCTGCAACGCTTCGCGTCCAGCAGCCTGGCGTACTGAATTCCAGGTATCTGTTGTTATCTCAAATCCCTGCTCAGTCAAGTATGATATTCTCTTAGCAACATTCTCAGTTGCCATCTTATCAAACAACATTGCACGAATAGGATTTTCAACTGCTGCTAACTTACTGAAAGTCTTTGCAGCAAAGTTATTAAATCCCTGGCTTGCTCTAGCAAGTCCACTTTGACCAAATGTATTTATTTCATAGTGGAAGTTTGATGGAGTAATATCAAACAGTCTATCTGCCTGTGGTGCTAGAAGTTTCTCTAACTTTTGAGATGTTACTTCACCCTTTAGGATTGCCGCTCTAGCCTCATATGATGGGAACATACGCTGGACAAGAGCAATCTTATCAGCAAGGTAATCTGGAATATCTGCAGCATTGTGAATATTGAATGCTGGATTGCTTAGATATTCTTTTCCAGCAGGAGTCTTTGCCCATGCTTTAATGCTTTTAATTGGAGTCTCAGCAAAGATTAAATCCATAAGAGGGTCGCCACGGAATTGACGATTTGCGATGTGAGCAAGTTCCTCAAAGTAAGTTGGGTCTTGCACGCCAATTCTTGTCATTGGTGCTTTACGCTTGATTAAAGAACTGCTCTGTCCAGTCGCTAATTCACCAAGAAAGTTATTCTGCGTTGTGCGAGCATTCTTTGTCTCTTCACGAACAGCAGTAGTAAAGTAGTTAGTTCCGCCAAGAGACTGCTCTTGAACAAAAGAATCAACGTGGTGTAGTGTATTTTTTACAACGTGAACATGCTTTTCTTTTGAGTAGTAACGCTTTTTAAATGCTGCGCTCTTACCAAATACATCTGCTTGCTTGATTCTGGCTTCGCCAAGTTCCTTTACAGCGTTGTCAATCTTTGTATAGGCATCTTCAACCTTTTTGTCAGCATCTAGAATAACCTTTTTGTTAGTTGCTAACTTGTTGATTATAGTCTTATAGTTTGCAATTGCAGCCTTGGCATCTGCTATATCTGAAATCTTAGAGGTTAATCCTGGTTGAGATTCAAGGTATGCAAGTCGACGCTCAAGTGTTGCCATGCTAGGCAAAGCCTCGCGTCCACCGTAAGGGACCATTGCATCACGCAATTGAAGTTCAATTTTGTCAACAAGTTTTGAAGCGGCCTTGAGTTCTTTTTGCGCAGCAGTTAGGTGTTGTGCCTTAGTTGCTGGAGATGCTGTTGTGAGTAAATCTTCAACAGATGTCTGAGCGGTCATCTTGATTCTAATAGCAAGTTCTAAAGCCTTAGACTTGTCTGTTACATCTTGAACAACAGCCTTATATTCAGACCTGTTGATAACTTTTCTTTTAGCAAGGTCGATGCTCCAGTTAGCAACATTTTTTGATGTCATAAGTAGCCCGTTACCAATAAGGTCTTTTACAACAAAGTTAAGACCCTGTGATAATCCAGCACTAATGATAGGCTCAAATAATGACTGCTTAAGAGCATAGTTAGGACGCATAAGTACATCGTATGACCAAAGGCTATTTAGGTTCTGGAATGCGTCTGCGCGGAAGCGATTAGCGCCTCTTCCAGCCTTTTTAATTCCCTGTGCAGCATCAAAGTTTATTTGACGCTCGATGTCATCCCAAGGTGTAAATCGATATGAATCTACAATCTGACGAATTGTCTGTGGGTCAACAAGAGTAACGTTTCCATCAAGTCCGATACCAAATCCATTTTTCTTAACAGATTCAACACCCTTGCTTGTATTCATCTGGAACTTTGATATAGTAGACTTAATTTCTTCTTGGTTGTACTTTCCAGCCTTGAATGCAATCATGTTACCAATTTGAGTGTCAATTGCCTTGAGAGCGTTAACCTGTTGGATTGGACTCTGCCCAAGAGTCTTTAAGTATGACTCTTCCAAACGCTGACGTACAACACTTGTCTTTTCGTAAACGCCAGGTTCAACTTCAATCTTCTTTGAACCATCTCTAAGTAGTTCTAGATTGTCAAGGAATCCCTTAAGTTCAACGCGTGCCTGTAATGGACGCATACCAGAGAATGATACCCATCCAGTTGGTAGTGCTTCTGTACCGCGACCAGTTAGACGAACTCCTTTAATTACCCATCCACCTAGAGTCTCGCCAAATGTCGTTTCAGCAAATCTTGAGATTTTATCGTATTCACGATTACGTATTGCAGACTTTGCGCCACGAAGTTTTTCTTGACCCTTGATAATAAGGCCAGTAGCAACGGTTGGTTCCAATGGGAAGAATTCTTTACCGCCAGCAAGTGGCTCATACTTCTCATCAAAGAACGCATCTTTAATCTTCTTAAACTGTGGGTTGCTAGCAATAGCATCTTCAAATGCACTCTTAAGGCGTAGCGCAGCCGCTTCATCTGGAAGATATAATTCTCCAGTTTGTAATATCTTATTCTTAATCTGACTCTTTACGTCAGCAACATCAAATAGTTTGCTTGGTGCTGTATTGGCAAGACGCTCTAATGCAGCAGCATTACCCTTGTCAGCAAGGAGCAAGTCTTTTACAACATTAGCGTCACTTGCTTCGTGAAGAATAGGAATTAGTTTTTCGTTGGTGCTATACTTGCCAACTAGGTCTTCAATGATTCCCCAGTCCTTTGTTTCAGCAAGTAGGACCGCATGGCTTCCAGCAATTGTCTGTGTACCCTGAGCGCCATTTGTACTAGCATATAGAATACCAGTTTCCATGTCTGCACCAAGTTGCTCGACAGTTTTACCCTTAGTATATAAACCTAGTGGCTTGCCAACAAGATTAGTTGTTGCAAGTTTTGTAACTTTGCCAGCAGCGTTAAGCCCCTTTGCGCCGACAACTAAATCACCAAGACCAGTAAACCAGCGACCGACTGCATTCTCGACATAGTTTTTCTTGATGCTTTCATCGTTCCACAAGTCAACTTCGTCGGTATTAATTCCACCAGTCTTAAGAACTGCTGCTGAAACACTACCAACAAGTGGAATCATTGTTGACTTTGTAAGAGCCTGCATTGCAGAAACTTTTTCGCTGCGGTTGTATGCTGCCTTAATATCGGAAAGTTGGAAACCTTTTCCGTACTCACCGCTTTTATAAAGTGGAGAGTCTTCTGGAGCAGTTAATAGACCAATCGTTGCAATAGGTCGAGAAATAAGAGGAGAATAAATTTTGTCATTAAAAACAGTAGCGGCTCTTAGAAGAGCGTCACCTGTAGACTTAGCAGCGGCTTTAGCAAGTTTATTGCCAGGTACATTAGAAGTAATTCTGTCTGCATCAGCAATAGCATTCTTAATTGTATTGCTAAGTTCTTCTTGCTTTTTCTTTTCTTCTTCGTTAAGGTAGTTTCCGCCACCAGTAATAGACTTTAGTCCTACGCCAAGGGTAGTACGAAATGAATCCCATAAAGACATTCTTACCCCCTAAAAGTTTCGTTTGATATAATTTTTTTCTGTTCCACCCTGTGGGTCTTGTCCAGTAATACCAGTAATAAAAGTATCCCGCTCTTCTGGAGACTTCCAAGGCATCATAGCAAATTCAATTGCAACTGCTGCATTTTCGTATCCAAGTGAATTAGCAAACTTATCGATATTATCGAAAAGACTTCCAGGCATCCATGTTGCATCTGCCATTCTATATTACACTTCGATTATTCTCAATAAGGTAATTTACAAAACGCTTGAATGAATCTGGTGCATCTGCAGAGCGTGCAGCGAATGCTAAGTCTGGCAAGTATTGTGCTACAATCTTTGCATTCTCATCATTAGCAGTGCTATTCATTAGACCTCTTGGAAGTACTTCACTTCCTGGTCCAGGACCAAAATCTACACCTGCTGTGATTGGTTCATCTGGTCGAGTTGTTGGGTCAAAAAGCGTCCCTAGTTGAGGCATGTTAATGCCTTCGTAAGGGTTTGCAGATGCTGTAGGTGTCTTGGTAGATGCTACTGCCTGATTACCCTGTACGCGCTGTTGATTGACTTCTTGGTTCTGACCATAGGCAAAGCCAGTATAATCACCGCTCTGTCCCGCTCCGCCTGTGCCTGAAACATTGGCTGGGTTGTTCTGTGGCGCACCTGGGCGCATTCCTCCACTTACCATTGTTCCTCCTACTTAAATTGTTTAAAGATATGAATTGGTTCTGAGCACATGTTATCGTATTGAATTGCAATAGCAATTGCTTTACGTACCATTGCTTCTGCTTGGTTAATAGTTTTTACTTTTTCCACACCCAACGCTGCCAATGCACCGAGGGCAACATCACCACCACTACCCATAACATATACATTGCGAACATCGGTATCCCAAGAATAATCCTCAGAGACCGAAAAAACTTGCCCTTTGACTGAGATGAGGAATCCCCCATCGATTTGCGCAACATCGCCGTCCTCTTTCATGTCAATACCAGCATCTACAAAACTTTTACGCATTGCTGGTATAAACTTCTGCGTCATGTAAGTATTTAAATCTTCTTGAGCAGTAGGCTTAGGTTGCTTGTATCCATAATGTAATACATTACTTGCGCGTGATGAACCGCATCCAGCAATCAACACACCATTGTTGTCTACAATCTTTGGTGTCTTTGCTATCTGAAAACGTCCATGTTCATCACTAAGACGTGAATCACATCCTAGTACCGACCAACCGTCACCTTGTATCGCTACTAGCGTTGTCATTTTATCCCCTAGTTGTTACTCGTCCCGTTGCCTTGCCGCTACCACTTAGGGTAGATAAGATAGTTTGTAAATCTGGTGGAGGTGCTGCTTGTTCCATGCCCATTGGAGAGCCTCCTACTGGAGCCGCGCCTGGAGCAGGGGACGGCTGCTCAACAGGAGAAGTTGCAACCCCAGCAGGAGGAACTTGTTGCTGTGGAGCGAATACGCCTGCGATAGCCTCTTCAAGGGATTGACCCTTTTGACGTGCAGTAATTACTCCCGCAATCTTTGTTACGATAGATGCTGGGTCTCCGCCTGATGTAGCCATTGCTGGAATAGCCTGAGCCATTGCAGTAATACCACTAAGAAGTGATGAACGCATGTTTTCGATTTCAATTTTCTCAAGTTCTTGTGTAACATTGACTGTGAATGGTAATTCACGCATAGCCATGTCCTTGGAGATTAATCCTCCACCAAGAGCCTGTAGCATAAAGATAAGTCCCTGTGCTGGGTTAAGACCAGCAAGCATACCATAACGAACATCTGCAGAGTAATCACCCTTGATGTCCTTGGTTGGCTTGTATGTAATTTCATAAGGTGAGCCAGAATCTACGCCACGAATTGTCTTTTCTTGTGGGAAGATTACTTCATCTACTTCAAAGCAGAGGGAAACAACATCGCGTAGAGCAGATGCAAAGATTGCCTGTGCTGACTTAACCTGTGTATCAAAGGCACCCATAAGTGCCTGTACGCCTTGACCAGTAACGATGCTTGCATCAATGTTACCAGAACGTCCTTCTGGATAACGAGTACCTGAGCGAAGTTCTTGATTAAGTAGTTGTGCTTCTGTGAATGCGCCTTGTGGAATGTTTAATTCGACACGACGAACGCCAGCAGGGTTAGCGGTACGAATAACCGCATCGCCACCCAACTGGAGTTCTTGAACGTCTTGAGGTAGTACGATTGGTGCCTGAACACTCTTCTCCGCTGCTTCCATTGCCAATAAAGCGAAACGGTTGCGAAGAAGTTGAATACCGAGTACGTCGTCGAATTGTCCACGCATTTCGCCATCAATAGACGGCTTACGCGCCACGACAACCATCATCTTGCCCATTGGATTCAATGCGCGAGATAAAACTAGATTGCCCTTCTTAGGCAAGTAAATTACTGATTGGTCCTTATCGTAATAACGAACCATCTCAACCTGTGCGTGTAGGTCCTGTTGGTACCCGTCACGTCCTAGGATTTGAGTTTCATACTCTGGGAACTGTGAAACAAGTTCTCCAAGAGTCATCATGTAGCGCTTTGCAAATGCCACACAGCGTCCGTAGCGGTCGAATTCTGGGTAAGCCCCGATTGGATTTTCTACGCGAATACGCGGCAACTTGCTATCTTCGTCCAATTCAATCATGAACGGAACGAAACCATATGTTAGGTACCAGTCGGCACCTGAGTACATCTGTACGGATAAGTCAGAATGTGAGAAATAGTTAGCAGCAATGCGTGTACGCTTATCGGCAAAGTTACGTGCTTTATCGCTAACAGAGTTAGCAGCAGAACAGTTGATTGCTGGTAGTGGAGCCATTACCTCAGAAAGGTCACGGGCTACCACGTCAATAAAGTTTGCAACTACGTTAGCATCTACACCTTCTGGAAAAAATTCAGGGTATACAGATGCAATCTGTCCTTTACGAACAGCGAGAACGCTTAGGTTACGGGCATCACGTTCGTGATTGCGGTAGCGCAACGCTTCAACGCGTGCTGCTACTTGTTCCATCGATAATGCCATTATTGTCCTAACGTAGTTTTAAAAATTATTTACCATAACCAAAATATTTATTTGGCTCTGTCTTTTTTGGCTTTGGAGTCGCTTTTGGCTTAGGTGTTACCTTTGGCGTTGGTGTAGGCTTAGGAGTAACTTTTGGCTTTGGCGTTGCTTTTGGCTTAGGCTTTACTGTTACCTTTGGCTTAATTGGAACCGTTGCTGTTGCGGTATCACTTGGAGGCAATGTAACCTTAGGTGTTACCTTCGGAGTTGCCTTAGGCTTTGGCTTTGGAGTTACTTTTGGTTTAGGAGGCGCTGTAATTCTTGGCTTAGGCGCATCAGTAAAAGTAGGAGTCCAAGGGGTCTTCTTCTTGGGTTTACCATTTGAAAATTGATATAAACCTGGTGGAAGTTTTGCGACCATAATTACTTGCCCATTGGGCGATACAGTTTATTTACAGTCTTACTTGTTGTCTTTACGCCTGCCGCTGAACGAGGAAGGTTTGACGATGATGGAGACTTTGGTCGTGAGTTTCGATTCTTTGACAAATCATTTGGTGATGGTGACTTTGGTGTAAAGCCTCCATCTTCGTATCGACCCTGTGCTGCATTGTACTTCTTGCTTTCGCGGTTTCCGATAGCGCCAGCACGTGCCATCGTACGCTTAGTATCAGCCATTTGTCTATTTAATAGTGCTTTTGCAGCAGGAGTTAGATTCTTTTCTTTTAAAGCAAACTTAAGTTCAAAATATCTACCTCTTATATCATCTATCTTCTTTAATACACGCCCAGAAGTATGACTTCTCTGGTATCCATTTGTTGCCATTTTATAATTTCCTTATCCGTATGTGTGTGACCATTGCTCTGCAAAGGCCTCGTCTAAATTAACTGCTTGTCGTCTTGATGCTTGTGCTTGCGTTGTCCATCTGTTCTGCATCCACTTAGATGCATTGCTGCTCTGTTGCATCATCTCGCGTATACGGATAATAGCGAACCAAAGAGCCATAACGCAGTCTGTGGGGTTTTTGGTGTCTGGTTTCCAAGTAATAAGTTCCTGTACTAGAGTCTTAAGACCCTCAGAACCCTCATTACTTGGTAGTTCTATGATGTTGTTGTCCTGGAATCTACCATCGCGGGTATTACCAAACAACATAGACATGGACGCTACACCAAAAGACGTGTCCCATTTATTCTTGCCAGTAAAGTGTGAGTTGAGTTGGCATCCATAAGATGCTAGATATGCTCTTAAGTCGTCATCTAAGGCATACGCCTTCTGGTGTGCGTTAATTTCAATGCGCAGTTCCTGTGGACGATACTTCTCAACCCATTCCTCAATCAAAGATTGAATCTTTGCTGGGCTTGGGTCAGTCATATTCACACAGTCTAGGACATAGATACGTCCATCTGCTCGGTTATAGGTAGCAACTACTGCTCCTGTGGCACCTGCCATAGCAGGGTCAAGACCGATAATGGTATAACCTTCAACATGCTGAGGATGTCCAGGGGTACCAGGCTTTAAAGGTCCTCGTTTACGCATTCCGTTGACGGAACCTGCGATACAGGTAGGCGAGAAGATTGAGTCCTCTTGGACATCTTCTTGCTGGTAGACCATAGCCCATACAGACGGAGCGACCTCAGAGCGACGCTTAAAGAGCGAGGGTCCATCCCACTTCGGATAAAGTCCATTTTCTAAAACCTCGTCTAAATCGTTCTCTTGCTGGTCCGTCTCAGGCCAGAGTGTCTTCCAGTTCTTGGGCTTATCGTCAAACTGGAGTACTGCTGGCATAGCACAATAGGTAAAGGGGCTTTTGCCACCAGTCCATTGTGAACCATCACGAATCATCTTGTAGAGGTCTACAGAGGATACGCGGGTACCTACAATAATAAGTTTACCGTGTCGTCCTAAACGGGTAATAACTTCCTTCTGCAGCCATTCAATCTGCTTTTCCCACTCATGGGCGTTGGAACCCATCACCACGTCATCAAGGATAATCAGGTCGGCACGTGCTCCGTAAATCTGAGACCCAAAGCCTAGCGCTTGAACGGTTGGGTCTTTCTCTCCAGAGTCTCGACCTGTTCCCAGGTAAATCATGTCGGCGGACCATTGTGTTGCATCCGCCTTATACCCACCATTAGGACCGAAAGCGGTCTGTAGTTTCATGTAGCCAGGGTGGGAAAGGCGCGTCTTAATAGCGCCTAGGAACTTGCGAGCCATACCCTGAGTTTTAGACACGATAATCACTCGCGTGTTAGGGTTGGTCACAATCTTATAGGTCACGTAGTTAGTCGTGATAGTGGTTGACTTGGCGTGCTCGGGTGGCACGTTAATTAAGACACGGTTAGGGTCTCCTGGCTCATAAGTCATACCAGAAGGTAGCCATCTAGGTTCTTTACCCTCAATAAGGTCAATCCAGTTTAACTGGTGATTAAAGAGTCTGGAATCTAGGAACTGCTCAGAGAATTCATGGAAGGGCATATCCTTCATCTCGGCTAAATCAGCCTTTATGCCTTTACCCGCTAGTCGGGCTTTATCTGCCTTCTCCTTGAAGTCGGCATCTGCCATAGTCCATTGGCGGAAGGCGGTATCTTGACGGTCAACGGCTGCCATAGCAGCGGTGACGGTAGCACCTTGTTCTAGAAGAGCCAGTACTTTAGCCTGTGCCTCATCCTTAGAATAGGTCTGTTTTCCAGCCTTACGTCCCATGTTACGTCCCATCTATAAACGCCGATTTAACGTACCCTCTAAACGGCATAAGGGGGGCATTTTGATAAAAAAAAATTTCAAATTATATATATAGGAGGAGCGGAGTCTTAAACGGAGCGACTCCGTAGATATTTATATATATACTATAGAAGACCCGTTCAAACGGGTCTTTTCCGAGTGGGTTGGGAAAGTATTTTCCCGAACCCGCATATCTTACGCTCACGATGTGACGTAAGTCACACTCTCCGAGGAGTACTTTTAGTACTCTGAGGGGGGGATTAAATATAACAGAAAATTATTTAGTGAGTATATATACATTAAAAGACCGCGTTTTATAAAACCTCGGGTCAAAGATAGCGCTGTCGCGCTTTATTCTGCATTTATTTATGCGTGAATGAATGGATAGTGAGCAACTATCTCCACAAGAATAAATAGATTATTTCCCCCCATGAATAAATAAATAAATACATGAGAATAAATCGGGCAGACTTATACCATGCCAACCGCCATGCTCCCTACCATTTCGCCCCGCGTGTCCGCACCTTGTCGGGTTAGCCCTACACGCTCACGCGCACGCCTACCCTTGAATTGTCGATAAATAGACAATCTCTCCCTGTCGGGTTAGCCCGACACCTCGACCCCTCATGGTGTTGCGAAACCTTATTCGATGGTACGATTACTCCATGTCGGCAACCACGCTGGCACCCAAAAAAAAGGATAAAAAAATGACATCAACAAAAGCAAAAAAAGCAGTGTCTAGCACTAAGAATTCACCTGTCACATCTCCAGCAATTACTAAGGCATGGGGAGAGATTGTTGAAATTTCAACCAAAGGCGAAAGCGCCACAATCGCGGCTGTCCTAGGGCTAGCCCGACAGATGCAAAAAAGCACGCTTTCAATTCGCGACATCCAAAAGGCAATCAAGGCAACAGGTCTCGAGTCTCCATTCGTAAAAGTCTCCCATGTCGAGGGTCTGCCAACCATGCTCGAAATGCAATCGGTTGCTGGTTTCGCGGAATTGCCTCTCTCGAAGCAATTAAGCACCGCTGTCGCATCCTATAAATTGCTAGGCGCTGGTGTAGGTGAGAAATTGCCTAGTCGCGAGGCGATTGAAAAAGAGGTCGCACGCGAGCGCAAAGAAAAGCACGCAAAGGCTGGCGCACCAAAAGAGGCAAAGGCACCAAAGGCACCAAAGGACACCTTGAAATCTATCCTCGCATTCATGACCGCGCTTAACCTCGCGGAGTTATCCGAAAATGAACTCGATACAATCGCGGAAATTCACGCGACAATCGAGAGCAAGGTTGGTGCAATGGCATAACCCAACCGAGAGAGAAGCCCCCGAGAAATCGGGGGTTTTTTTCTGCCCTTTTTTTTTGCCCTCGCGCCCCACCCAACACAAACCGAACGATGAATAGCACCGACCCGAAACCGACACAAACTTTTGAACGAACGATGAATGGCACCAACGCGCAACAGTGTCGGGTTAGCCCGACAGGTGACGAAGGATTTCAGGTGCTTGACCCATTGTTTTCTATGCCCTATACTTAAGTTATTAGCGGGAGCCATGCCCCTGTTAATAACCAAACCTAGTGTCGGGCTAGCCCGACAGAGAGTGAGTACGAAATGAACCTAGATGAGTTAGTCGCTCACCTTGAGGTACGCACGAATGTCCTTGAGGAAGCAAACCGCATTGCTGAGCAAAAGCGCCGCAATGTTCAAGCAATGCTTGAAGCAAGCAACAAGGAGTCACAATGAACGCATTTCAGAAGTCGCTTGATAATTACCTAATGGGTAATGACTATGAGCGCGAGTACGACTCATGCCTAGATGGGCATGAATGGAGTGGTGTTATGACAGACAGCAACGGCTCATTTAAGTTATGCAATGTGTGTGATGAAGAGGGTGTGGCATGAACGAGTTATTCATGCCCATGATTGCCCTTTGCTGGCTTATCATTATTCTGATGATGGCAAAGTCATGAGTTATACGAATTGACCCAATGTTTTCCCAATGCTAGAATTAAGACCTTAGCGGATAGCCTACCCTGATTTGGGCAGGTGTTAGGCTGGTGGCTCACGATAGGCAGTTATGCGAGTGCAAGTCTCGCGGTGAGCGCGTGATAACAAAGCGTTATCATGTCGGGTTAGCCCGACAGTACGAAAGGTAATGAGATGCAATTGTTTAACTTGGAAATAAGTAAGTACGGCATTGACTTGCAGACTTACTTCGGTGACATTTACTTGTATCACCGAGCATGGATGCTTATTGCAGGCGTAGTCGTAGTGCTTCGCTTGGCTAAGATTATCCGTAAGAATAACAATAAGAAAATATCTGATACATTCGTATCTGATACCGACACCGACCTATGGAGCAACTAATGTACCCAACAGCAGACGAACTAATGGCAAACGGAATTTCCGACACAAACTTATGGGAGTCCCGTCTCGACTATCAACTTGTCCAAGAAATTCTCGGGCATAGTCTATCGGAGGACGAATGGCACGACCTTGTGGATACACTTGACGATGTTGTATTCCAAACTGTTATGAGTTATCAGAGATGATTACTGTGACATTTAGCGATGCTGAGGTGAACCTTGTGCGACAAGCACTGAGGGCTGAGCATGACCGCATGGTGAAGCAAGGGTATGCAGGACTGGCAAAAGTAGTGGAAAGTGCCAGAGATACCCTAGCCAATGCCATAATTGACAAAAACTTAATCAAGCAGTAAGATTGGCTTATTGCAAATCGCAATGAGTTTCGTTGTCGGGTTAGCCCGACCGACTAGAAAGGTAAGGCAATGGCAGATAATGTTGATGATGTTATCAAGTACCAAGAGTGTTCAGTATGTGATGCAGAAACTCAGACTGATGACTTAATCTACACCGCTTACAATGATGCAATCTGTAGTGATTGCATTATGACATGCGAGAGGTGCGACTTCATTGGCTCGACCAATGATGACTTTCACACAGTAAATGGTGATAGCATCTGGTGTGAGGCATGTACCGATAGACGAGCCTATTGGTGTGACTCATGTAATGAGTATAATTCGCGTGGCACTTCGTATGTAGCAGATAGAAATGAGCATTGGTGCGAGAATTGCGTGGATAATGCTTACTACTGTGAGGACTGTGATGAGTACAATGCTAGCGGTTGTGACAGGTGCTCGGAGGACATGTACAATGGTAGGCGTGTTATCCACGATTACTCTTATCGACCCGATGCTATCTTCCATAGCACCGACAAGAATGAGCGCCTGTACTTTGGGCTAGAGATAGAGGTAGAGGCTGTGCATAACGCATTCGAGTCCGCCTTGCACGCCTTCCCATTAGAGGCTGCGGAGTTAGCCTATCTCAAGCATGATGGCTCGCTCAATGACGGCTTCGAGATAGTAACTCACCCTATGTCTCACGATTTCTTCAAGAATGAGGCTGACCAACTATGGGAAGTCTTGGAAGACTTACGCAGTAAGTCGGACATCAGAGTCAAGGCATGGGATACTACTACCTGTGGCTTGCACATTCACATCTCACGCACAGGCTTCAATGGTGGCGCACACATGCACCGCTTCCTAAATCTTGTCTACTCCAACCCCGACTTCTACTCAACCCTAGCAGGTCGTCAGTCTAGCCGATGGGCTAAGTTCGATGACATCTACCAGTCTGAGTACAAGCGTGATGCCAATGGTGAGCGTATCTGGACAGGTGGTGCATACGAGATTACTCAGAAGCGCACCTTTGCCCATAAGTTAGATGAAAACCGAGGTAGTGAACGCTATTCAGCAGTCAATACCAACAATACAGCAACACTAGAGATGCGTATCTTCCGAGGTACTGTCAATGGTGAAACTATCAAAGCACACTTAGACTTAGCACATGCCAGTGTTGAGTACACCCGAACCCTTACTGTGCGCGACATCCAAGAGGGTGCTCTTAGCGCAGACAACTTCATGTGGTATGTATTCCAGAATGAAGCGTTGTATCCAGAACTATCATCCCGTATAGATAAACTAGTCGTCGGGTTAGCCCGACAGAATGTGAGCAAGTAGATGTGTCTCCTCGTTGTAGCCTCGCCTAATTCCACGCCTCGTAAGAAGGACTTGGAATGTGCATCATGTAATAATCCGCATGGCTTCGGCTTTGCAGTCATCACGCCTAATGGCATTGTCACAGGTCGTGGCATGTCATCTAAGAAAGTAATCAAGAAATTCCTAGAAGTACGCAAGGAGTTTCCAAACAGTTATGCTATGTTCCATGCTCGCTATGCTACGCATGGTGTCAAGAATGAGGACAACTGTCACCCATTCAAGGTGCCTAATACTCACGATACATACCTAGCACACAATGGTATCCTTGACATTGACATCAAGGCTGGCGACAGACGGAGTGACACGCGTATCTTTGCAGAGGATACCTTGCCTGCTATGGGTGGTATCACAGCCCTTGATGATGACCATGTATGGGCTATGGTTAGCAAGTGGGCATCAGGTAGCAAGATTGCTATCTTCACCTTAGACCCTAGTGCTAAGGATACATGCTACATTGTCAATGAGAACCTTGGCCATTGGGACAATGATGGCATGTGGTGGTCTAACACTACCTACAAGCAGTCTACATGGTCTACTTATCTAGGCACACCCAGTAAATCTAGCACGCTTGCGCTCAATGACGGGGGCTATGCTGAGGAGGTCGAGGAGTGTGCTCATTGCCAAGCGGTAGCCTTTGAAGATGCTAATCCATACTACTGCGAGATGTGTATGACATGCTTCGACTGTGACGGTACTTACTCAGATACCTGCCTATGCTGGAACCCTGAGTCATCACGATACCCATACGACAAGAAAGGTAAGGTAGCCTACTATGACGGAACATTCGGATGGTAGTGTCGGGCTAGCCCGACAGGAGGTTGTCGTTAACCAACCAGCACCTAAGCAACAGGTCGCTGGCTGGATAACCTCGACACAAACTTCATCAGGCGAAGTAATCTACTACGGTTTCTTTGCTACGATAGAGCAAGCACAAGATTGGGCTAAGAACCTAATCACAGGGACAACGATAGAAGCCGTCTATCACCCTTCACATAACGCAGGATAGGAGCGACATGACCACAGAACAGAAAGAGAAATTGCGGGAAGTCCTGATAGACTACCTGCAAGTATTGACCAGCACCACAGGACTGTACAAACCTGAGTATGAGTCTGTACAGAATGCACGCATAGCAGAGGTACGATTACTACTAAGGGAGGTAGCATAATGGTAACTGGCAGAATAGTAAATAGCATACGAGTACGGGTAAAGTATGAAGAGTGGCTTACTATCGAAGATGTAGAGTCGGAAGACCAAGCACTCAAGATTGCGTACGACACCACAGTAGAGGAGTATGGTCAGGAGTTTGCCGATTATGCCATATTTGACCTAGAACAGGAGGTTAGCGCATGAGTTACGAACCGCCATTAGATGACGACATAGCACTAGGTAGAGACGACGAATTCTGCGACGATTGCGGATACCTCATGAGTGAAGATGAATGCGGCGAACCAGATAGGATGTGGGGAGATGATTAGTCAATTACGCGGTAGTTGTACCAATGATGACAATCCAGATGCATGGTTTCCAACTGTGCCTAATGGTGGCAGACCCGACACTATTCTAAGACGAATGGTGCCAGAGATTAAGTACGCCATCAACATGTGCAGGTCATGTCCGATACGGGAGAAGTGTCTAGAGGAAGGCATGAAGCCTGAGAACCTAGCGTATGGTATCTGGGGTGGTATGCTTGCTGGTCAAAGAATAGCAATGGCTAAAGAGAGAGGTCTCGACTATCGTGTCGACCCTTACAATACAGGACGAAAGGTTCGTTCAAGATACAACGATGAGGTTGGTCCAAGTCGTAAAGTTACTTCCGATGAAGAGGAAGCAGCGACGATGTTTGCGAAGCGGATTAGACCATACTTAGAGGGGTAATATGTATAAAAAGATAGCACTGTTGCTTGTTATCGTAATAGCGTTAGGCGTATCTAATCGTCGGGCTAGCCCGACAGAGAAGCCTATGCCAGTACGAGAATGGACTATTGCCGATAGCAAGGCTTATGCACATGATGTAGTACAATCGTGGGCTGATAATCAGTATCTATGTCTAGAGAAACTATGGAAAAAAGAGTCTAATTGGAGGGCTGATGCTTACAATAAGGTCAAGGTAATGGGCAAGAATGCTGGCGGTATCCCACAGATACTAGGGCTAGACCCTACAACGCCAGCACCATTGCAGATAGATAGAGGGTTCAAATATATTATGCATCGCTATGGCACACCATGCATGGCGTTAAAATTCCATCAGAAGAAAGGTTGGTACTAATGTCAGTTTATTTATTCAATGTAATGGAAACTTATAAAGTAATTGCCGACAATCAAGAGCAAGCGCAAGAATATTTAGACAGTGGGGTAGGCGAATTACAAGATAGGGATACACTATTAGTGGAGGTAAATGACTAATGGCATCATACGAGTATGCGTGTAAAGCCGACGGCTCGACACAAACTATTCAACGCGGAATGACGGAGGACGAAATCATCCCGTATTGTGACATCTGTAATGACTTGATGGCTAGGGTGTACAGCGCGCCACCAGTTAAGTTCAACGGCTCAGGCTTCTACTCGACAGGAGGGTAAATGAAAGATGAAGAGATGCAGAAACTACAAAACGAAATTAGTGAAGGTGTCGAAGAATACTTTGAAAGTTACGACTGGGATACCGCATGGAAAAAGTACATGGAGGATAAATGAAAAATAGCAACTGGGACTTAGACTATAGGGATGGTATGGCAGGTGAGAGTAAGGTAGCCGACCTACTTCACATGGATACTGTAGAAGTCAAGACCGATAGGAAATGGGTGCAGACAGGTAATCTGTACATCGAAACGGAATGCTACTATGTTAACGAGGATGCTTGGAAGCCATCTGGCATCAGAGTTAGCAATGCTACGCATTGGGGGTTCGTACTAGAGGACTCGGTGCTTATAGTTCCATTGCACAGACTCAAGGAGATTGTATGGGAGAGTGGCAGACCTATCACCTGCAACATCCCACCCAATCCATCAAGAGGCTATCTCATAACTCCTGGACAGTTAATAGAACATATCCGACTTGCCAGAGGCAGGGAGATTGCTGAACACGAAGAACATGAGCGATGGGAGACTTATGGATAAAGAGACACTACTCGGTCTCTTCATTATATTCGGTCTCTACATTTTCGTTGGGTTCATCTTGCCCAGCATCGCTTGCTTCATCTTTATCTAGGTAAGAACGAAATCCGCCAAGCCTAGTGATGAGTTTCTTAATTGCACGATTATGTCTCATGCGTGCAGCATCATCACTAGGTAAGGCGAGTTCTGTAGCAATATCAGCGTACGACAATGAACCTGCATACTTGTGGTAGAGAATGTGTCTATCCTCTGTATTTAATTTCAGATATGCAGCCTTAATCTCAGCCATCATAGCCATCATATTGCCACCTTCTGCTGGCGCAGACGGCTTTCCAGGCATACCTAAGTTAAGTACTGGTGCTTCTGTTACATCGCCACGCAGTACTGCTGGTAGCAATGCTTCAATAATGTCTGCCTCATAGAAGAATAAATCAGATACTTCATAACCTATTGACTTGGCTTTCCAATACTGGCAATAGTCTAGTGCTTGATTGCGAAGCGAACGATACAATAAATTCTGAGCAGACTTCTTTGAGAAGCCTTCCCACTCGGTTAACTTCCTAGGATGCGACACAAACCATTCATAGAGCGACTGCTTGATATCTTCTCGAGCAACCATAGTGAATTTACGATGATACTCATCTGCCACATGTGCAACGATGTAATCCCAAGGTTCAATGCGTTCCCAGTTCATCGACCCCACACCTTACCTTCCACAATAAATGACCCATCCTTTGCAATTGGAATTGTAACTGGAACTACTGTACGACCATCGACATACAACATACCAAACCCTTGTTGCCATGTGAATAGCCCACCCTTAATATACTTTGCATCTCTGTAACGCATCAAGTTACCAACTTCCATTCCCCATACTGTCTGAGGTGTGGATGTTCCGTATGCTTGAGTATGATGAGCCAGACCCATGCGGTGCGTGTGACCACACACTACTGACTTGCCTGTACGCATCGCTAAACCTAGGGCTGTAAGCCCTCCAGTAGACTTCATAGCGCCTTCATCACCATGCATGAGTAACCAATTAGGTGCTAACTCATAAGGTTTCTCATGGTATGTGGCACCGATGTCTGGCAGGCGCAAGAACTGTGGCAAGTCCAACTCGGGTAGCCCGAGTAACCCAGGAGCACGCATCATAACTGTGTTATACAAACGGTCCGTGTGGTTTGACCGAATGATATGCTTGACCTTGAGAGACTCGAGCACCCGAGTTGTTTCGTCTCTATCCCGACCGATAGAACGCTCATACTCTAATGGAGTACCCTTTGACCATTTTGAAATAGTCTGCATATCCATTTCGTCTCCGACCGATACTACTTCGGTTGGCTTGTAAGCCTTAATGAAAGCAGCAAGGTTGGCAACGGCACGCTTATCGTGATAAGGTATTTGTAAATCGGACACGCAGACTATAGTTTTCATGGCTTCTTTTTAACCGCTTTCTTAGTAGTCTTCTTGGTGGCGCGACGCTTGTTCTCTAGCGCAACGTTATCTTTCTTTTTAAGAACTCGTAGATTCGAGATACGGTCGTCACCTGCGCGACCCTTGTTGTTCTTGTGGTCGACTTCCGAATCTCTTGGGAGGCTCTTACCCGTTGCTTCCTCATAATCATGGCGAGCCTTATTCGTAGACGTAGTGGTAGTAGAGCCGTCCTTTTTCTTGCGCTTAATGACATAGATTGGTCTCCCACCATTCTGTTTGCTACCCTTGTACGGTCCAAAGATTTTCATTTGCTCATCCTTAATCTCTTGAGTTCTTTAAGTATTTCAAATAACACAACTACTATTGCATCTTTAGAATCTTCTATATCGTATGGCAAAAGAAGTTCACTGAGTTCCTCTGGGGTTCCTTTCATTCGTTATCCCATTGCCCTCTCAGTACTAACAATCCAATGATTGCATAGTTTGCCATATCCTTAAATGAATCTTCTAACGACTCATGCTCTGGGTCAGCGCCACTATCAACTAGGTTGTTGATGCGTGCTAACTTGTCATGCATTCTCACGCGCAATCCATTGACCGCACCGCCAGGGGCTAGTGAGATATTCTTAGGACCATAGTCCCTATGCTTGCTAACGAGCAATTCAGTCAACTCATTAACTGTATTGTCTAGATGTGTCTCGAGATGTAACTCGCGTACTATGCTCACTTATCCCCCTCTAGTAGTTCTTTTAATTCTTCATCTATATCTACCATGTGTTGCTTAATGATTGCATCTTCAACCAACTCTTTCATCTGCGTTACATCTGTCTGTGCTGCATACAATGTAGCGTATGTCATCTCGGTTATATCTTTAATCATTCCTGCATCATCTGCATTGCGATAGAGTTCCTCTAGTAAAGAGCCAAGCAATAACGAATAACCATTGGGCAGTTTAAGTATCGGGTCGAATGACCCACCCTCATCATCCATTAGGTGATTGACTGCATCAAAGATGTTATCAAACTGTGTGCCACATATCTTGCACTGCGGAATCTCAATCAATGTTTAACCCCATCTTCTGTTGGATGAATTCTTTTCCGTACTTAATGTATGCAGAGTTGACATCTTCTCCATCTCCAAACGTGACCGTAGTAACAGGGAGTTCTCTGGAGAGACTTGCAGCAAACTCACGCCCAGGGGCATCTCCGTCTGCAAAGACAAAGACTCTTTCAAAGTCAGCGAGCAATCTTGTATAGTGCTTCTTCCATGAGTTCGCCCCAGGAACTCCAACGCATGGGATTCCAACTAGGCGAGACATAGTAAGAGTATCTAACTCTCCTTCACACACACCAATCCAATCGCCAGCAATCTCGATATCAAGTACATTGTACATCCGAGTATCGACACCAGTCATGCCCATATACTTAGGCTCAACGGCAGGATTAAGTGAGCGGAAACGCAAATCGACAACGCCAGTCTTTGTAATGTAAGGTATACTGAGGCGACCAATGTACTGCTCATGTCCAGGTTCAGGCTCCTCTACTACGCCTAATCGCGCCAGACGCGCTACTTCCCTTGTGATTCCCCGACTTGCTAGGTAATCTTCCGCCAGAGAGATGCTTCCCGCGTACTTGCTGGTTGCTCTCCCCAGTAATTCCTTCTGCGATAGACTTTGCTTCACGTATATCACACCTTTCCTGTTTAGCAATTATTTGAATGCTATTGCCTTGCATACCACACGCGAAGCAATTGAATATATTCTGTTTTGTATTAAAACTTGCACTTGCATGACTATCGTTGTGGAACGGACACTTGATGTTGACTTGACCAGAGGAGCGACTGATGTTGGCACCGTAGTGCTTCAACACCGCCACTATGTCTGGTAAGTCATCCACCAAATACATCGCCCAACCTTAATACTAGATACGAATCTGCTATTGACTTGCCTCTTGCTTTAATTACTAATGCCGCCAGTACTCTGGCCTCTCCCAATGCTCTTGCTTCGGCGTAGTGCTTCGCTTCGGTTTGGGCTTCTCTAGTCCATCCACTGAGGTCAATGGCGTTACCCGCGCCTGGCGCTTTACATTCGATAACGCCAATTCCACCAAGGAAGCCTGAGCGTACAACAACGTCGCCCTCATCTTTTGCACCTGTTCGAGCAAGTCGCTCAGAATCGTATCCATTTGCTCGAAACCAATCTCTGATGTCTGTTTCATATGTTGCTCCTCTAGCCTTGTGGCTTTTCCTAGTTGTCATACGTTCTCTGGAATGTCGTCGATGTACATGTACTCTGGATTAAATGCTAACCAAGTCATGAGAGTTCCGTTCGCATCTGCTCTTCCGTAGCGATTCTTGACTGATGCCACGCCCATCGATGTGCCAACTGTGCCAAGCGTGCATATGAGGGCAGGTAACTGAGAAACTTTCCCTTGTATTGCGCTTCTTGGCTGACAAGGATTCCCAGGAACTGCTTCTGAAGTGTGATGTAGTACCACAATCGCAGCGTTAGTGTCTCTCGCAAGGAACTTCAACTCCTTCATAATTGCACGCATAGAAGCGAACTCTTCGCCTCCATCTGTTGCAACATCCATAAGGTTGTCCAAGACAATGAGGTGAGGACTGCATCCCCATAGTTCCTCAAAGGCTTGGACTTCCTCATCGATGTCTTCTAAGGTTGGTGATGATTCGAATGACCAGACTATATGATTTCCTTTTTGGAGGACTGCTTTAGTCCAACCAACATCAGTATTAAGTTTCTGTTCCACATCTGACTGACTCTTCCCCGAAATCATAGATGCTAGGCGCATAGCCATCGTGTGTGCATTGGTATCCGCAGATATGTACAATGTTGGCACGTTGGTTTTGAGTGCAAGCGCTAGGGCTAGTGTTGATTTACCAGCCCCAGGAGCGCCTGCAAACATAGAAACTTCTGAACGACGAATGATAATCTTGTTCGCTTCGAATGCTTTAAACGAACTAGGTAAGGGTTCCCCTCCAATAGAGGCACGTCCTACAGAGCGTACTAGTGTTCTCATTGGTACCCTTTCCTAGTTAATTTAAAATGGAAACTCTTCTGGTATTAGTTTACTGGCTTGCATTGGTCCGCGCCCTGAGGCATCGGACAGACCCACATCGCGTACGGGTTTCCCGTCTTGCTTGAGATTCCCGACTTGTACTTGCGAGGTCCGTGTTGGCATGTCGGTCCACCCTGTTGTTGGGTTACTGGAGCCGTAGCGGACGGAGCCTGCGCCTGGGGTGGTGCTGAGTAAGGTGGAGGCGTTGTGCTTGTAGTGGAATCGGTAATCGACAGGGGGGCTAAGTTACCTGCCAGAGACAGTAATCGCTGTGTTGCGTGAATCTGAGTAGCATAGTCGCCAATGCCTTCAAGTAAGACACTTAGTTCATCTGCACTGTTAGCGCGGATGTTGATAAGGTCGCCTGTTGCCAACTTATAGTTGACTTGTAACTTCCATTCTTCGGCCATTTATTTATCCTTCTTTATAGAGAATTGACAGTACTCGGTTAAACCGCACATGTACTGGCAACTGTTTGTGTTGGGCAAGAATATCGCACTCTTTCGTGCTTTGTCAAATTGCGTGATTAGGTATTCCATCTTGTCGTATGTGTACTCAGACAGGTCTACCATTTCCGAGATATTATTACCACGGGACATGTAGTAGGTACCCCACTTGACCTCGATACCGAACTGTTCTTCCAGTCCTAGTTTATAGAAGCCAAGTTGTAAACTGCTAGTTGGTGTGTTCTGTGATGTTTTGAGGTCGACGATGACCAATTCCCCATTGACCTCAAACACGCGGTCGATAATCATCTTGACTGGTACATCATTGATGATAGGGGTTAGCGCAAGTTCGATTCCTGGGTTGCCATCTGGTGCTGTCCAGATTTTCCAATCAGGGTTAGTCTTACGCCATGCGATGTAGCCATCTACCCAACGTGGACCTTGAGTCTGCCAGAAGTTGACATCCTCCTTGTTGGGATTAGCCTTAGTTGCACGACCACCAACGCGAGCATTGGTTAGGTCGATGTCGCCTTTGGACAATTTCCAAGCATTGTCCCATAGTTGCTGAGTGCTCACATGTTCTCCTTATCGTAGTTTTCGCACGCTAGGTGGAACGCTGAACCGCCAACAGACCAGACGGATGGGGCTTCTTCCTTGTTGAGGAGTCTGCCGAGGTAGTATTGATACCCACAGGTTAAGTAGGTTGTGAACGCAGAGTAGGACATATGCTCTGGTAGTGTATATTCTTCTAGTTTGATTGACATAGATATTATTATACACATCGGTCGCTAGACCGTCGCTATCCAACGATTGGGTTATGCCTGTGTATACTTAGTTATGTAAGTAATTATATAAAGGCCTTCGGCCTTATATATTATAATATATATTATATCTAAGGAGTACTATGTCAAATTTCTTTGAAACCTTTGCAGCATCGCTACTGGGTATTGGCGCATTCTACCTAGTAGAAGCGGTATACTACGACATCAAGGCTCGTATCAGAGGAAAGCAATACACGCTCTTCCTTGAAGAACTTGAAGAGGAATTAGAACACTAACCTCCAGAAACGACAAAAGACCCCCTCGCCCTAGTATTTCTACTAAGGTAAGGGGGTTTCTTGTCTTAAAACAGCCTTCTAAGGCTTATTAGGGCTACTTCTTGGTTAAACCGAAGTCTCCGTCATTCTTGTCAGCCCACTTAATTACTGGTGCTGTCAAGGCAGCGATGATTGCTGCGTACTGTGGTGCTAGGTCTGTTACTAGTTGAACTCCAGTGAATACGGCAACTGCCGCTACCGCTGTAGCCCAAGCCTTAACTGCCTTAATCTGCTTAGGGTTTAGGAACTTCTTCATTTGTTCTCCTTCTTTGGTAGAGGCTTAACTGCTGCCTTTACTTTGGCGATGGTTGTTACTTTACCCAGCCAAGGAAACCATGGAGATGTATCATTTCCAGAGCCATCCTTGATTGAGATATGTAGGTGTTTATTATGCTGGTTAATTCCAGTATAGCGGCTTTCGCCATTCTTGGCTGACCAAATCTTGCCATGAAAAATAATATACTTGACACGCTTATCGACCTGTAACTTGTCATACAAATCGAAGCAATCAATCCCATTGACTGGGTCATGGGTTAGGTCTACTGCGTATCCTGTGTTGTGGTCTGAATCAGGATTCTGATTTATATGAGCAGCAGATGGTAGAAGACCATCGGAGGCTTTCTTGCGTTTTGGTCTCAATGCCGTCGCTTGGCGCAGAACAGCAATTGCAGCAGGCGTGGCTTTCTTGACTACAGGTTTCATTCATTTCTCCCCTTATGTAACATCATCTGGTACAGGATTTCTACTTTATCTTCTAGTCTAGTGACCGAGTCCTTAAGGCTTGAGCCAGAATTGGGCTTAAGTTCGTAGAGATAATGCTTAACCAACCATCTTACAGAGCCAGCAAATGCTGATACTACTGCTATAATAGATACGATTAGTCCAGCCCAATTTGCTGCGGTCATTTGCGCTCCTAAGAGTTATACGGTACGGATGGTTATTTCAAGCACTCCACCAAAGCCATCAAAGCGCTTATCTGGTGGGGTCATGCGGGTGAATGTTACTTGTTCTACTACTGCCTGACGAGATTCGCCAGTTGATAGGTCCTGCCATATGAGCACATCGCCTGTCTCTTCAATATCTTCTAGCAGTTGGATTCGGTCAAATGCTCGACCTTCGTACCCAACTACTGTATTAAATCTATCTGTCTCAACATCAAAGCAGTAAACAGGGAAGCGTACAATGCGTTGACGAGGAGTAGCAATAGTTGCCTTTGCTTGATATCCCTTAAATGTAGGACCCTTGGTTGCATCAGTTCCATCACGGAAAAGAATGAACTTGTAGGCGACGTATTCTTGGGCAGTCTCTGGACGCTCAGTTCCAACTTCAATAGCAGGAATTCCAGCATCGTAAGAAATGTGGTCGTATTCGTTTCCATCTTTATCGATAGTCTCGAGAGTCATTGAACCATACTTAAAATCACCACGACCTAGTAAACGCTTGAAGTTCTTAGGCTCAAGTGTACCGTATCGGATGTTTCCTGTTGTGATGTAGCCAGATGGAACCAAGTTGTTTGACTCTGTGTATATTGCGCCGTTGGTTGTATTGTGCGCTGTTGTAAAGGCTAACTTGTTAGTTGTCCCAACGAATGCTACCGCAGTAGTATAGTGTTCTGTTGTTTGACTTACTTCAAGGTCGTTTGCATACGCAAAACGCAATGTGTCTAATTCGTTATCTAAGTCAATACGTATTAGTCCACCATTAAGTGAGCCAATACCAGTAGCAGCCCATACGAATCTATCTCTACCAGCAAAGTCGTAGCATGGTTGAGATGTTTCAACAATAAGCGGTCCATACTTTAATGAACCGTCTTGGTCGTTGATTGCTGCTGCACGCACACCCTTATTAGTACCAATCATCATGTAGCCAAGGTAGTAGTAAAGTTTTTCAACTATTTCTCCAGCAGGTAGTTCTGCTGCAACTACTGCAGAAGAAAGAACTGGCATAGAGCCATTGCTTGCTAGTGTGTACTTTTGGATGGTTGAGTAGATGCCTGAATGCCCAGCAGTGTAGATAGCAGGACCTGATGCAGCAATAGATGTGTAATGATAGTTCGTGTTAGGGTTAGTGTATACAAGCGTTCCGTCACCAATTGCATCGGTATTAGTTGGAAACTCGTACACCTTATTGTTTACACAGAGAATAATACGGTCCTTGATGAACTCCATTGCAGCGTATAATATCTCTTCGTCTCCGCTTTGGAACATCTGTATAACATCACCTGATGCGGTTGGGTTAGATGAACCAGTAGCAGAACTGCCAGTTAATGGCTTCTTAAACATTGTAAGACGCTGTGCTCCACCTGCAGTCTTATTCGTTACCCAGTAGGCATTAACTCCATCATCACAGATAGCAAATACTTTGCGGTCTGTACCAGAGATGTAGTCGATGAAGTGAACAGGGGCTGCGCCTGGAACAATCTTGTCTACGTCAAACTCATCGTGCAAAAGTACAGCATTTGTTCCACTGTACTGGATTGAACGTGTATGTTGATTGACATGCTGATGGTCAGTTCCTACGATTGCGCCTGTTGTAACATGGTTATTATCTACATCGTTAAGCAGTGTTGCTTCGCCCTTAGTCCAGACATTGATGCCCTTGCTATCAGCAAAACGGTAGTGACCGTTCTCATCAGTAGTTGCAGGGTCATAGAACTTAATACCTGTACCAGAGTGGAATGACATCTGTGAACGAATCCACCAACCAGTTAGAGATTGCTCTCCTGGCTCTTGACCATTGTCAAACTGGTCCTTACGGAACGGTGCTGTCTGACGAATATAAGGGCGTGCGTCATTGATTGCATAGATGAACGGAAGTCCACCAACTGCTACATCGTAGGCTACATCTGTATTCTGCCAAGTTGCAGTAGGCGAAACGACACCAATGTCGGCAACACCACGTGCAACGTTGGATACTCCACTACCATCAAAACTGGAATAGACTCCATCATCGCCTTCGGTAATATCTCTAGCCACGTTACTCCTTAATTATTTCTTTTGAATTAAATTATGGTTTTTATTTAGTTCTACCAAAAGTGCTATTACCCACCTACTGATGCTTTTGTGTAGCGAACAATTACAATTCCAGCATTAGCAGCCGAATATCCAGCATTTGCGCCTCCGCCATAAGATGATTTTCCAAGACCAGCAGTTCCACTAGGAACGCCATAAGTACTATTACCTGTTGCTAATCCACCTCCAGCAAAATAATACACACCACCTGAAAGTTGTCCTAGTCCTGTTGTAGCGCCTCCTGAAATAGCGCTTGAAGCACCAATACCACCGCTTCCACCTGTACTACTGTTACCATTTGTTCCAGCACCACCAGCACCACCACCACCACCTGAGCCATTTATGCTACTTGTAGAGGCACCGCTTCCTCCGTTGTTACCTTGACTTGGTGAAGTTGCAGGAGTGTTTCCTGCTCCACCTGCACAAGTTGGTTGATTACCTGAAGGTGCACCAGCACCACCACCTGAACCACCAGCAAAACCTGCTTGACCGTCTACTGCACCACTGCCAGATGCTCCAGCACCCGCTTTACCACCACCTGCTGAAGAAAAACCGTTTATAGATGTAGCATTACCGTTTGCTCCATAGGCACCGCCTGCACCAATAGTTGCAGTATAAGTCGCTGGAACTAAAGTTACTGAAGTCGCGGTTCTAAATCCACCCGCACCTCCACCACCTTGAGTATTTCCTGAGTTAGAGCCACCTCCACCGCCAATTACTAAATAATCAACGGTTGCGTTAGCGGTAGTAACAACTAGATTTGCAGTTGCAGTAAATGCACGATAGTAATAAGTAGCGTCTGAATAAAGTGTTCCGCCTGTAATAACTGGAACTGGATTAACAGGACTTACTGAATTGGACGCAGCAGAGGTTGCCGTTTCCCCAGTAGTAGAAGTTGCTCTTACAGTAAATGTATAAGCAGTTCCATTCGTTAATCCCGAAACAGTAATAGGGCTTGCGCCTGTGCCAGTTAGTCCACCTGGAGATGCAATTGCTGTATAAGTAGCAGCGCCTTTACCAGTATAAGTGGATGCCGTATAAGTAACAGTTGCTGTTGTATTACCAGCAGTTGCCGTACCAATTGTAGGGGCAGATGGAGTACCACCATTGCGCGATGCAACAATCCCAAGTATTGGCATTATGCGCTCAAATCGCCGACAAGAACCCAAGTATCTGTTGCACGCTTAATCAGCGTTGCTGATGACCATTGCGTTCTAAGTTTTAATCCAGGAGTAGCATTAATAGTAACTCCACCCGTGGCTACTACAGTAGTCTGACCTGCACCAGTTTGAAGAATATTAATCTGAGTACCAACTGGGAAAGCAACTGATGAGTTTAATGGAACTGTTAAGTTATTAGCAGAAGCATTAGATATCTCAACTATGTCAGCAGCATCAGCAAGTACTAATGTGTAAGATGCTGTCTGTGCGCTAGTAACCAAGTTTAATGGAGCATAAGTAGTTGCTGCAGTAGCAGTTGCCAACTTAGTATTTATTTGAGTTTGAACAGCAGATGTTACACCATCAAGATATCCCAACTCTGTAGCAGATACTGCAGATAAGGCTGTACTAGCATTTGCTAAGTCACGGGCTTTAGTCATTAGTTATCCTCTTCCGTTGTTAGCAAAATAAATTCATCATTAACTGGGTCATAAATCATCCCAATACCTGCATATCTTCCTCTGAAATTACCATTGTATGATGTTTGAATCCATTTACCACCAAAAAGATTGACGCAAAAGTCAATACCTTTTTGTTCAGATTCAATTCCATTTTCATCTAGCAGTTCGTTGTTATGAACAACAATAACTTGCTTGACTGTATTTGTTTCGTCTAGTTCTGCAAAGTGTGCCATTAGAAAGTAATACTCCCGCTTCCTGTCCATCGATATACATAATTTGAACCGTTAGTTGTTTGAGTTGGTGAACCTGTTGTTGATGCTGCTAACCCTGCACTTGTTGGGTAAGAAAGAATTACAACACCTGAACCACCAGAGCCACCTGTTCTTGATAAACCACCGTGACCGCCGCCACCAGAACCTGTATTTGCGCTTGCACTTCCTGGTGCAGGTGCGTTGTCATAACCGCCAGCGCCAGCGGTTGCTCCGCCACTAAGTCCAGAACTTCCACCTGCAGAAACACCACCACCACCGCCAGCATATGCTGTGCTAGTTCCAGTTATAGATGATGATATTGATGCACCACCATTAGTGCTATTTCCAGCACCGCCAGCGCCACCGCCGCCACCTGCTGCACCAAAGCCAGGAACTGCTCCTGGGTTGCCTTGCCCAGCAATTCCAGTACCAGCAGTAGACCTAGCGCCGCCACCTGAGCCACCGTTTTGTCCAATTCCGCTACCTGCTGCTGGGAAGTCACAAGAACCCTGACCACCACCAGTAGAAGTAATTGATGCAAATACTGAAGCACTACCATTACCTGCTGTTGTATTTGTACTTTGTCCAGGACCACCAGCACCAACTGTTACGGTATATGCAACTCCTCTTGTAGTAGCAAATGTAGATGTTTGATAACCACCTGCACCGCCACCACCTCCAGTAGCAGCACCAGCAGCAGATGTACCACCACCACCAGCACCACCTGCAAGAACAAGATATGTAACTGTAGGTGCTGGGGCTATAGGAGTTACTGAGTTAGATGCAGCAGATGCTGCTGAAGTTCCATTAGCGTTAGTTGCTGTAACTGTAAATGTGTAAGCAGTTGCATTTGCAAGTCCTGAAACCGTAATTGGCGAAGCGCCTGATGCGGTAATAGAACTTGGAGATGAGGTTGCTGTGTATGCAGATACTGCTGCTCCACCTGTTGCTCCTGCTGTATAAGTAACTGTTGCTTCTGAAACTCCAGCAGTAGCAGTACCAATAGTAGGAGCCTGTGGAACTGTAGTTGCAGTAATACTATTAGAGGCAACAGATGTTTGACCAGTTCCACGTGCATTGGTTGCAGTTATAGTAAATGTATATTGAGTAGATGATTGCAAACCAGTAACAGTTAATGGAGATGAAGCACCTGTGGCTGTAAATCCACCTGGGCTAGATGTAACCGTATAAGATGTTGGTGCTAAAGAACCATTAGGAAGTGGGGCAGAAAATGTTACTGTTGCTGCTCCATTATTAAATGGTCGAGAAGTACCAACATCTGTTGCTGTCCCCATAATTGGCACTCCAGGAGGAGTGTTTCCAGCAGCCATTGTTTTGAATTTTCCATGAGATGAAAATTTAGAAACAGGAGACATTAGGCAATCTCCACTCCTGAGATGTGAAAGTTAATTGATGTTGCACTTGCTCCACCTGTAATAGTTTGATTACCTTCTAAAGGTTGCTTGATATCTATTACAGTAGAATCATTAGCAGCAACATATACTGCTGTTGCAAGGTTAGTTCCATTTAAACCAAGGGTAAATGTTCCAGCAGTACCTGCTGTATTAGTAACGATAATATTTGTTACTACTGCTGTATAACCACTTGGTACAGTATATAGTGTTGTGCCTGTTGTTGTTGTTGCCGCTCCACGGAATAGAGTCTTAGATGTTGTAGCCATTAGTTACTACCTTTCTTAGATTGCGCCCATGAGGGCTAGGATATAGTTGTTTTCAATTGCTGCTACATCTACTGCTGACCATTCAAGACCAGTAGCAGTTGATGAATTTGCTCGTAGATATAAACCATTTGTACCAGCAGTTAACTTACCTATAGTATCTGCAGCGGTGCCAACAATTAAGTCACCTTTAGCATCTATAACTGTATTAGGAATTGCTGTAGACAAATCAAATGCTGTGAATGTAATTACTTCAAGGATGTCTCCAGCAACTAGTGCTGCTAATCCTGTGATGCTTGTTCCATTTGTAGCATTGTAATCAGAGGTACGAGCAAGAAGAACACCATTAAGGTATACCTGCTCATAACCTGGTAGATAGGAAAGAGTTAATCCATTATCGTCTAGGCCAGACTCTGATGTTTCTCCACCAGATGCAGTAAATCGGAATCGATAGATTGCTGCTGTTGAGGAGATTGAACCCCAAGCAGAACCTGACCAGGCAAACATGTTATTAGATACTGAGTTCCAATAAAGAGCACCAGTAATAAGTGCATTGCCATCGTTATCTACAGATGGAGCAGTTGACTTAGCGCCTAGGTAGCGGTCATCAAAGTTATCGTAAGTTGTGGCAGCAGCGGCAGCACTTGCTGCAGCAGCGGTAGCAGAACCTGCAACAGTATCTACATACACCTTAGTAGCAGCATCTGCATCACTTGTAGGTGTTCCTAGATTTGTAATCTTATGAGTATTGGCATCTAGAGTACCTAGCAACTGACCGCTTGTGCGGTTAAGATAGGTACCAGATAGGCTAATTGCACCAGTTCCACCATCAACAGAAAGAACTGCATCTGTTGGAGTAAGTAGTTCCTGCCAGTTAGCAAGGGTAGATGCTGGGGTTGCTGTAAGAATAAATGACTTGTTTACATCTGTACGAACTGCAACGTCACCAATCTGTGCAGTCAAAGCAAGCATTGCAGCCTGTGATGCTACAACTTGAGTTGTGCTAATTGCTAGTGCTGGTAAGTGGTGGGTTGGAACTAATCCATTACCATCAAGTTCGGCAAGACCATTAACTGCACCTTTTTGAGTTGTAATATAATTAAGAGTTACTGCATCCTGAGCATTAGTTGGGTCTGCAAGTCCTGTAATCTTTTGAGCATTAAGAGCAACGGCTGAAGTAGGTGCTGCCATTTGGTCTAAACGAGATGTACGAACCTGTGTATCAAAGTCTGAAACTGTAGATGCTGTCTGTGTGCCAGTGTGGTTAGCACGAGCCAATGGGTCTACAGCCAACTTAGATAGTGCAATTGCAGCAGAAGCATTGATGTCTGCGTTAACAATAGTTCCATCTACCAAGTCAGCAGAGGTAATTGTTCCACCAAGATTTAACTTAGTCTTGGCAATAGCAGCAGTAGCAGATACATCAGCATCCACAATAGTTGCATCTGCAATCATTGCAGAAGTAACAGTGCCAGTATCAGCAGCGGTAATTGCTGTACCTGAAATTTTTGTCTTATCAATAGCCGCTGATGCATTAATGTCAGCATTGACGATTGTTCCATCTAGAATCTTGGCAGATGTAACTGCTCCGTCTGCTAAGTCACCAGCAACGATAGTCCCGTCAACAATCTTGGCTGATGTAACTGAGTTAGGGGCTAACTTGCCTTCTGTAACTGATAGGTCATCAATCTTAACTGTACCTACAGCACCAGTTGCAATCTTTCCGCTTGTGATAGCAGAGTCTGCAATGTCGCCTGTGGCAATGGTAAGGTCTGCAATCTTTGCTGATGTAATTGCGCTATCTGCAATCTTTGCAGTAGTTATGTTAGCATCAGTAATCTTTGCAGTTGTCACAGCATTTGATTGAAGCATTGCTGTGGTAATCATATTTGTATCAGTCGTCTCAAGGACGTTAGCAATAGTCAAACCGTGAGCAGTAGTAACATTCTCAATATGGTCATTGGCTTCTTGGTAGTCACGACCGATAGCCATATGACGCACAACTGCACCTGCTGAGTGAGCAGAGCCTGTGCCAGGTGTTGGTCCATCAATGCCGCGACTAATAGTTAATGTGTTACCAGATGAGTATACGGTGACATCAACAATTTCTTCGAGGGCTGTATCTGGGTCAATGACAACTGTGTATGTCTGAGTTCCAGTTAGTGTCTTACCACCCATGATAGATGCGCCATTAACAACTGACATTGTTGTTGCAGTTGCTGTGATTGGAGAACTCAGCGTTGTTTGCTGAGAACGAGATGAATATTTTCTGACTGTCATTTAGGTTCCTATCGGCGGGAGAAGTGAACTCGAGGTGGGTAGTTCTGTTGTTGCGATTTTGTTTCTTCTTGTAGACGCTGTTGGTAAAGAGCATACAATTGTTTGGTAGCACTTTGAGATGCGCCAAAAGGACGCTTAGAATCTGTCTCATCAGCCTGTGGACTAACCTGAGATGCGCGTGCTGGGTCAAGGAATGTTAATAGACGATAGGCTGCGCCAAGGATTGCTACATCCTTTGTTGACTCTGGCAAGCCAGTTTGTGTTGAGTAGTCTTGGTCATTAGTTGCAAATGATGCTGGGTCTGTTGCATAGACAATGCGTACTGTGCGTCCAGCGATAGGATACTCACCAAGAGTGATAGTCTGTGCGTTAGCACCAAACGCTGTAGCATCTGCAGTTGAATCAAAGTCATATCGACGGATTGGTACCCACTCTTTAGATGGTCCGATTGATTCCCATGATACTGTGATAATGTTCTTGATGTTCAAGTTAGTGAATGCGTATGTTGTCTTTGCTGCATTGAAAGTGAACGAAGTTGATTTGACAGCAAAGATACTAGAGCCAAGTGAGCGAATAGTGTCATTGATTGCACGCTTGACTGAATGGCGTGGGAAGGTTGGGCTAATAGTAACCTTCTTGTCAGCAAGGTGTGTATCAGCGGTTGAGCCTAGGTATCCGCGACCGTAAGGAGCGATAGTTGCTGTATTAGAGATGCGGTCGTATGAATCAACCCACATTAACTCTTCATCAATCTCAATGATACCCTTACCTACAGATTCAGTTGAACCAAGAGATAGGATAAGTGGGGAAGCACTTGATGAGGTTGTTGTAGTTACAGCAGTCTTGAGATAGGTTGCTCGGTCCTGTTGCAAGGTATAACCTGCAAGGTTAATAAGAACTTCATCAATCATGTTCTCTAAAGTAGTTGTCATGCGTTGATGCTCCTTAGGGCAGCAGGTGCTGCTAGTCCAGTAGTTCCAGCAAGTTCATTACAGATACCGTCAATGTCCTTGAACTTATCACGCGTGCGTGATGATGATGCCTTGATGTTTAGTGCGCCAACAGTTGCTAGGCCAGTTGTTGCAGCCCAAGCATTAGCAGCGCCCTGTTCATCAAGACCAGTCGTCCCAGCAAGTCTATTCAACTCTGCTGTCAGACTACTGCCTGCTTTACCTAGTGCCATTGTTTAACCCTTCTTAGGTGTAATTAACCCTTGCTTTGGCAAGATTAAATTAGATTTCTTTTCTTCTTTAACTCCGCCAAAAAATGCTTTGTAGTAGTGCTCATCAAATGAGAATCGCTTCATGTGAGGAACTACTGCACCTGTGTGACAATAGACTGGGATATCCGCTTTGCCAACTAGTGCGAAGAAGTAAATGTCTTCACCCATGAATGACTTGCCAGTTCCAATCTCATTGAAGATAGCAATCTCGTTGCCAACTGCTTCAATAATCTTGTCGATTACACTTCGGTGCATAAGAACAAATCCCATGCCCGCTGCCTCAACTTTAATAAGTTGGTTCTCTGGCATTGGGTGAACTCTCTTGATACCAACCACACCATCTTCTGCTTCTGCGAAGTTAAAGATAGTTGGCATTGGAATCATTAAAGGTTCTTCTGGTGTATCTGTCGTAAAATAAACTCCAGTAAGGATAGGGCGTTCTGCCGCATCCTTGTTGTCCCACAGGAGTCTAAACTTCTCTGGACTGATAACAACATCTGAGTCAACCCATAGGAGCCACTCTGAGGTGTTGTTTTCATACCAGTAACGAATTATCTTCTCACGCTGTCTTGCAATCTGATTGCCTTGACTTCTTAGTGTGGAGGTAAAGTTGATGCCAGATTTAAGCATAACGTCTGTAACGCCTTGCATAAACTTGCCATCAACCATACCGTTGTCACACCATGCGATTGATACTGTCTCTTGTGCCATTGTCCCCACCTTTGTTAGTTACTTCTTCTTAACCTTGTCGCCCAATGTAGGACCCTTTTTTACAGGAGCCTTTGGCTTTACTGTAGAACCGAATGTAGCGGCTTTCTTTGTAGGGGTCTTTGGCTTCATTGAGTCGCCAAATGTAGCACCCTTCTTAACAGGAGGCTTTGCTCCAGTTGCAGCACCGAAACGGCGGTCTCCGTATAGACGACGTGTTGCTTCTTGGTATTCTGCAACAAGTCCACCTTGGTATGCGCCAGCATTTATCTTAGCCAACTTTAATGCTTCTTTCATACCAAGTGCTTTTACCTCATTGATTGTGCTCTGAGATACTTTAATCTTCTTATTCCATGTGCTCTTATCAATTGCCATTTTTATTACCATTTCACCTTGTCTGCCCAATATGCGGCACTCATTTTTCCTTTGGATATATT